TGGAGTGCGGTTTGGAAACCCCTGAGGTGTGCGAGTCCTGCCAGTGAGGTGGGCGGTTCCTACTGCGGTAGTGGTGGTGTTTATGTCTATCGCCTTTTTGGTTTGGGGTTTGGGTCGGATGTTACAATCGTTGTTCGGTTAGATGAGCCGGGTCACTAAGTTCGTCGTGGCTGTCACGGGTTTGTTGGTCGCTATCGGTACTTTAATTGGGACGATCAGCATGAATCTTGGGCGGTCGTCTAAGCCGGATGGGGTTACTATCATTTTGAACACCCCTGAGGCTTATGAAGCCTTTCTTGCGGATCATCCTGCGGGATGAGCCGGGTCAGCGAACTTCGTCAGGAGGCGGAATGGCGCAAGTGTGTACGCGATGAGTCGTACTTCTTACGTATGTATTGGCATATTGCTCATCCTGCTCATGGTCGAATACTGTTTGATCTTCGGGACGCCCAGTCTGAGGCTTTGAAGCGGTGGGGTGCTAACCGTTATTCGTTGACGTTGAAGGCCCGTCAGATCGGGTGGACGACGTTGATCGCTGCTCACCAGTTTTGGCTCGCGTTTTTTCGTGACGATCAGAACATTATTGATTTGTCGCGTACAGAGCGGGAGGCTGTGCTGTTGTTGCGCAAAACGAAGTACGGCTTTAAGCATTTGCCGTTGTGGATGTTGGAGCGTGGCCCTGAGTCGCTGGTTGAACATCAGCAGAAGATGGGGTTTTCTAATGGTAGCCAGATTACTTCGATGCCTTCAGCATCCGATCCTGCTCGCGGTGAGTCGGCTTCGTTGGTTGTGGTTGACGAATGGGCGTTCCTTCCGAATCCTGAGGAAGCGTGGGCTTCTATAGAGCCTGTGGCTGATGTGGGTGGTCGGATTATTGGTTTGTCTACGGCGAATGGTTCCGGCAACTTTTTTCACCAGTTGTGGAATGGTGCGATCACGGGGAACAACAAGTTTGATGCTATGTTTTTTCCGTGGTCTGCGTCTGAGGACCGGGATGAGTCGTGGTATGAGGGTAAATGCAAGTCGATGTTGCCGTGGCAACTCGCGCAGGAGTATCCGTCCAGTCCCGAAGAGGCATTTGTTCGTTCTGGGAACCCTGTATTTGATCTTGACATTCTTGATGGTATGTCTGTGCATTTACGCGAGGGTGAGCGAGGCTATCTTCACGAACTTCAGAAGAATGTTTTGGAGTTCCGATGCTGACCGTGTGGGAGCGCCCTAAGCGTTGGAGTGGTTATGCGCTTGGTGTTGATACTGCGGAGGGTTTAGGGCACGGCGACTATTCGTGTGTTCAGGTTATTGATGTGAAGGAATGCGAGCAGGTCGCTGTTTGGCATGGTCGTATTCCGCCTGACGAGTTGGCTTATGAGGTTTACAACATTGGGATCTGGTATGGGAACGCTTTGTGTTGCGTGGAGTCCAATAACCACGGGTTGACGACGATTACGCAGTTACGCCAGTTGGGTTATCCGAACCTGTTCCGTAAGCGTTCGTTGAATAATGAAACGAATCGGATGTCTCAGGAGTTTGGGTGGAAAACGACGCGTACGTCTAAACCGTTGATGATTGACGATTTGGGTATGGCGTTGAAGAACGAAGAGTTGGTGTTGCGGTGTAAGGACACGTTGGCTGAGTTGCGGACTTTTGTTCGCAATGATCGGGGTTCGATGTCGGGTTCGCCGTATGACGACCGGGTGATGGCGTTGGCTTTGGCTAACCAGATGCGCAAGTATGCGTTTATACCGGAGTATGTTCAGAAGGTGGATGACACGTTTACGTTTGATTGGTGGCGTCGGCAGGTTCCCACGGGGGTTCCTGATGCTGATACCATCGGTTTGAACACTTTGCGTGGGACACCTTAAGCATTTGTTTAGGACATAGCCGACGAAATGGAGCGTCCTACATGAGTAAGCCAAACAAGTACAATGCTTCTGGGATGGGTGCCAACCCTAAGTTGAACACCGCCCAGTTGTACAACGGCCCCGTTCAGACGAACGGTTCACAGTCCGGCAAGGTTCGCCTTGAGGGTGAAGGGTCGCGGTATATCGGCAATGAGCGCACACCGCGCACGACGCCGTTCAACCAGCATGGCGCAACAGGCAAGGTTGAGCCTGCGTCTGTGCAGCCGAAGAGCGCTAACCACCCGAGTTGATTCTTCCTTCTGACGCCACATACGCAGAGTTCCGCGAGTACGTGGAGGATTTGCGTGGTCCCCTTTCCTGCGCGGAAATGGACGACTTGTGGGATTGGCGGCAGAAACTCTTAGGGGTGCGGGTGGTGACTGGACGGGGGTACCGGGAACGGTGCGTCCCTCAGGACGAGCAGCACCTCACCCTGCGTGAGCGGGAAAAGAAGGTTATTGCCGAGGCGCAGGCGGCAGGACGAACCATTGAGAGGGCACCTGCCTAATGGCGCGAGAAACAAAAGCCGAACGGTTCGCCAAGGTCAAAGAACGCATCGATAAAACCCACCGTTGGCGGGTCGATGAGGGCTACGACCAGTTGTGGCGGCGCATGATTGACATGTACCGTGGCAAAACCTATTTCGGTGACCGTGGCGGATACGCCGGTAACGTCGGCTACGACCGGGTTTCTGTCAATCTTGCGTTCAGCACGATCAACGTCATCGCTCCTTCAGTAGCAGTAAACCATCCGAAGATCACGGTTACTGCGAACAAGGAGGGTGACGAGGATCGCGCCGTGTTCGTGGAAGCGGTCATCAACTATTTGTGGCGACACCACGACTACCGGAAGCCTTTCCGCAGGGCGGTAAAGGACTTTCTGATCGTTGGTCACGGCTGGCTCAAGGTCGGTTGGCGGTTCGTGGAGGAAGAGCGTCCGCTAACCCCCGGTCAGCAGGATTTGGAGATCGCTAACGCAGCGTTGGAGGTTCAGGATTTCGCTTACGCGAACCCGTCGATGGCGGCGGATCTCCCATCCGATGAGGACATCGTGGCTGGGGTTCCTTCTACCGCTATGGAGGTGGTGGAAGATCAGGCTTTCGTGGAGCGGATCAGCCCATTCGACATGCTGGTGGACCCGGAAGCAACCTGCTTGGAGGATGCCAAGTGGATTGTTCAACGCATCGTGCGGCCTTTAGCGGAGGTTAAGAAGGACAAACGGTTCAAGGCGAGTGTCCGCAGGCAACTCACCGCTGATGCTGGTGTGCGTTACCGGTGGGATAACGACACGGAACGTGAGCAGTACGCAGACCTAGCGGAGCGGGTCAGCATCTACGAATACTATGACATTGACCGGGGCACCCTGTCGGTGTGCGCTAGTTCAGGCGACGACTATTTGCTGGACCCCACTCCGATGCCGTATGCGTTTGGGCATCCGTTCGTGATGCTCCGCAACTACGACGTTCCTGACACGTTCTATCCGATAGGCGACTTGTCGCAGATCGAATCGTTGCAGGAGGAACTGAACAAGACGCGAACGCAGATGGTGAACCACCGGAAGCGTTACGCCCGCAAGTATTTGTACCATGAGCGGTCGTTCGGCCCGGAAGGCCGGGAGGCTTTGGAATCCGACGAGGATGGCCGGTTCGTTCCTGTCATTGACGAGAACCGGGATTTGGGTAGTGTCGTAGCGCCGCTCCCGCAGGTGCCTTTGTCGCCGGAAATCTACCAGCAGTCTCAGATCATTGAGGCTGACATCAACACGGTGTCAGGTGTATCTGAGTATGCGCGCGGTCAGATGCCGGAGATTCGTCGTACCGCTACGGAAGCAAGCATTATCGCTGATGCGGGTAATGCCCGTGCAGCGGACAAACTCGCCACCGTGGAACTTGTTGTGTCCACTGTGGCTCGCATGGTCATGCAACTCATGCAGCAGTACATGACCGAAGCGCAAATGATTCGTGTCACCGGCAAGGACGAAGAAGAGTATTTCATCGCTTACACGCGTGACGACATCATCGGGGAATACGACTTCAACATTCAGGGCGGTTCGATGCAGCCGCTCAATGAGACAGCGCGACGGCAGCAGGCCATTTCGTTGATGAACGCTTTGGCTCCGCTTGTAGGCGTTGTTGTTGACCCGGCTGAACTTGTCAAACATGTTCTTCAGTACGGGTTTGGTGTTACGGATGCTGAGAAGTTTTTGATTCAGCAGCAGACACCGCAGGATATGCAGGCTGCGCAGGCGGAAGCCGGAGCGGCCCCAGATCCGTTTGGTATGCCCCCACCCCCTATGGGCGGTGGTATGGGTCCGGGCCCAGTACCCGATCAGGTCTTTGAGGCAACCGGGGGTGTGCCTCCTGAACTGCTAGCGCAACTACAAAACCAAATGGGGTTAGAGTTGCCTAGTATGTAACGGGACAGTTACATGTCCTTTATAGGAACAACCGGAAGGATTCCGAATGGAAACAGGAGCGACACCAACAGGTGACACGTACCTCGTCAAGATCGACGGCGAAGAACATCGTGTCTCATTGGAGGAACTTCAGAACGGATACCAGCGACAGGCGGATTACACCCGTAAGACGCAGGAGTTGGCATCAGAACGCGAGAGATTGGCTCAAGGAGAGGCAATCGTCCAAGCATTAGAGTCTGATCCCCAAGGCGCAGTATCGGCTTTAGCCGATGCTTTCGGGGTTGGCATGGGCAACCAAAACACGGTTCAGGCTGAACCAGAGGATGATTTGGACCCAGAAGAAGTTCGCTTGCGGCGACTGGAATCTTCCATTGAGGAACATAATCGCGCACTACGACAGCAAAATATGCAAAGCGAAGTTGAGGGACTTCGGGAGAAATTCAGCGCTGACATTGACGAGCGGGAACTTTACAGCCACGCTCTCAAACACAACATCGGTAACCTTGAGGCCGCATACGCGCATATGACCTATGGTGATATGCAAGAGAAGGCCACGAATGCTGGGATTGTGGACGAGAAGCGGGCTGCGAACGTGGTTGAGTCCACGGTCGGAAGCCCCGAATCGGCTGTGTCCAGCAATGTTTCTACCGCTGTGAACTCTCTCCGTGATGCTTTTTCGCTGGCGCAGGAAGAATTATCCAACGCCTAATCACAAGGAGACAATCAAATGGCTGCTGGTAACGCAGACTTTGATCAGATTCTCAGCACGACGCTGAAGAATTACGTCCCCAAGTTGGCGGATAACGTCTTTACTGCTCGCCCGCTGTTTTATGCGCTGACCAATGGACAGACCATTCGGCGCATCAGTGGGGGTGCAAAGATTGTTGTCCCCATCATCTACGGGACAAACTCAACCGCCGGTTCGTACGCGGGTGACGACACTATTTCCACTACTGCTCAGACAGGCATCACGGCTGCTGAGTATTCGTGGAAGCAGTACGCCGCGAGCGTAACGATCACGGGTATTGAGGAAGCCAAGAACAATGGCGAAGCCGAAATCATTGACCTGCTGGAAGGCAAGGTCATGCAGGCTGAGGAAACCATCATTCAGAACATGAACACGATGTTCTGGTCGAACGGTGCTGGCAACAGCGGAAAAGACTTTTTTGGTCTGAACGCTCTAGTCGGAACCGGCAACGATGGCCCATCGTCAAGCGACCTCGGCGGCATCGATGCCACCGATTCGGACAACTCATGGTGGAGGTCAACTCTCCGCAACGGTCCCGCTGACGCGGGCGCTGGCGCGTTGACAGTCGATGCTATGGGAACCATTTACAACACTGTGTCTGTTGGTAACGACCAGCCGACCATTATCATCAGCGATCAGGACGAGTACGAGGCTTACGAGGCTCTACTTGAGCCACAGTTGCGGTACACGGATACTGCGGTTGCGGACGGAGGGTTCCAGAACCTTCTGTTCAAGGGCGCTCCTGTGACCTATGACAGTGACACCAACCTTGACGGTAAAATGTTCTTCTTGAACACTAAATACCTCAGACTGGTTGCTCATACAGAAACGTGGTTCCAGACGACTCCGTTCGTTCGGCCCACCAATCAGGACGCGCGGTACGCGCAGATCCTCTGTTACGGCGAGTTGACTACAAGCAACCGCGCCCGACAGGGAATGATCTACGCCCTGAGCGACTGACAAACTAGGAGCAGAAAATGCCGCGTGGAATCGCCCTTTCGTATGGCAAGAATGCCGAACTGGCAGGGTCGCGTGGCTCCCGCCCATCCCACTATGCACCGGGCGAGCGTTCTGGCGCTCGTCTGGTGCCGGGGGTGAGTGGCCCTCCCAAAAAGGGGGAACCTCCCATTTCACCCGGCGTTTTCTGCTCCGCCACGACCCGGCACGGGGCCGCTTGTAAAGCGCGCCCTGTGTCCGGGTCGGACCTTTGTATCGGCCACACACGACAGAAAGCGGCTGCGTCGTGACAGCAATGACCATTGCGCAAATGCGGACACAGATCCGTGCGGTGGTTGATATTGACAGCACCGACATTTCTGACACGGTGATGAACAACATGTTGGGTCAAGGCTTTGACCTGATCGTGTACAGCGAGAAGCGTTGGCCGTTCTTTGAAGTACGGACAACCTTTCCGACTGCTGGCGACACGAAGGATTACACGCTTGCGACGATTGCTGCCGCACCAGATGCGGTAAGCCAAGGGTTGCGGGAAGTCATGGCTTTACGCAACGACGATCACGTTCTTGAATACATCGGCTCCGATGACGCCGATTGGAACTATCCGTTGAATGTCGCTACTTCCGGGCCACCGTGGGAGTGGAGTTTCTGGAACGACACGGTGCGCCTCTACCCGACCCCAAGCGGTGTTCAAACTATTTATGTTCGCGGGTTGCGGAACGCGACCGCTTTCGGGGTTGGTACTGCTGACGGCACCGAACCGGATCTTCCCGATCCGTTCCATCCGGTACTTGTGACCTATGGGATCGCTAAAGCCTATTTGCAGCAGGAAGATCCAGTCATGGCGAACCAGTACCATGCACAGTTCTTAGCGGACTTGGACAATGTGGCTCGTCGGTACGCTGATGTTCCGGCCCCGCAACCGATGGTCGCCAATAGTCGCAGGCCGACGCGGTATTTGGCGGGATTTGGCGCGTTGCGCTACGCCAATACTGGCGGCGTTATCTGGTAGCGGGCGATGGCCCGCCAATTCAAACTAGAGGTACTTGAAGCCTTCACGGGCGGATTGAACCTCAGGTCCGACCAGTTCAACCTCGCGGAGAATGAGTCTCCCGATTTGTTGAACGTGGTCGTTGACCCGCGCGGCGGTATCCGCCAGCGCGACGGCGTAGATCGGCTGAACACCACCGCCCTAAGCGCAGACATCGAAGGCATCTGGGGGTTCTTTACCGACGGTGGTACCGCTCAGGTAATGGTCAACTACGGAACCGCTGTGGCTTACGCCACTTCCGGCAACTTCACTGACATTACTGGCATTACTGCTCGTACCGCTGGTAGCCGCGTGTACGGCATGACAATGAACAATATCGCCTACGGGGTTTCACGAGACAAGCCTTCGTTCCGGTGGAACGGTAGCGCTGCGGCTGACCTTGGTACGACGCTGGATGGTTCTGCGGGTAACTTTCCGCAAGCACAGTACATAGCATTTTGGAACAACTTCGCTTGGGCAGCGGATACGTATGAGTCGGCTACCGACTACAAATACCGGGTCCGGTGGAGCAACATCAACGATCCTGAGAAATGGTCTGCCGCCGACTATGTTGACATCGACAAGGGCGAACACGGCGACTACATCACCGGGCTGGTCCCGGCAGGCGACAAACTGCTGGTTTTCAAATCCAACAGCATCCACGCTATTTACGGATGGGATTCTGATTCGTTTCAGGTCGTCAACGTAACCAACGATGTCGGTTCTATCCCCCTGTCGTCCCCCATTTCCACAACATTTGGAACCTTTTTCTGGTACGCGAACAACGGCGTTTACCTGTACGACGGTCAACAGTTCATGTGGCTGTTCGCCAAACTACAACCAGCGATTGATGATGGGCGCATACGCAACCTAGACACCAACCCCCCGCAGTTGGCGTGGGGAAACAATAAACTGTACGTATCAGTGGACTGGACAGAAAGCGGTATCACGGCTCGCCGTACTCTGATTTACGACCCGACCTTAGGAGAAGGCGGGGCGTGGGTCACAACCGATATTGATGCAGGCCCGCTGTACGCGTTCAACCCTCCGAATGCGACACCCACCGTCTACGGTGGTTGTGTCGCCAACACTGGGGTTCTGATTGATGTGGAAGATGCCCAGAATCGTACCAGTGACCGTTACGTTGGGAGTACCGAAGCACATATCGAATCCTATTTCGTAACCCGGTGGGTGACGGGCCGCGACCCCATCGTGAAGAAACGCTGGGGTCGCCCCAGAGTGGTGCTATCAGCGGAATCTACAATCACGCTGCCTATTCTGATTTACAAAGATTTCGACAAGTCGGAACAGTCGAACTCTTTCAACCTGTCTGTGACCGGGAAGGTTTCTCAATCCCGTTGGGGCACAGCGAAATGGGATGACGCAGACCCAGATTCGGCGTATTTGGCCGAATGGGATGCTGTGGCATCAAATCTGACCGCAAATGTGCAAAACCTGCCCACACTTGGGACAGGAAGAAGTATTAGTATGAAGGTCAGCGGTCCTTCCACAGACAACCATTGGGAAGTGAACGCGCTGGCGTTTACATACACGCCAAGGAGACTCAGGTAAATGGCAACACT